AAATTTCTGATTCGGATAAATTGTTAAAATACTTAGTAAAAACATATAATCCTATGTTTTTAATAAAATCTTGTATTTCCTTAGAATAATCTTCAATCATAATCATTGCTAATAATATAAAAATGTAAATTATCTTTAAGGTATTTTTACTACATTCATAATTTCTTTTAGTTCATCAATAGCACTTTTTACTTTATCTTTATCATTAAAACCTTCAATATCTTCTATTTGTTTATTAAACATTTCTACTTCATTAATAGTCGGGACCTTACTTTTTTTTCCACCTCCAGGCATTCCTTCTACCTGTGGTTGTGCTGGATCCAGATCTGCTCCGGGTGCTGGTTCTTGTTCTGGTTCTTGTTCTGGTTCTTGTTCTGGTTGTGCTGGATCCAGATCTGCTCCGGGTGCTGGTTCTTGTTCTGGTTCTTGTTCTGGTTCTTGTTCTGGTTCTTGTTCTGGTTCTTGTTCTGGTTCTTGTTCTGGTTCTACCTGTTCTACCTGTGCTGGATCTGCTCTGGGTCCTTCTTCTCCTTCTACCAGTGGTTCTGCTGGATCCAGATCTGGTGGTATATTAGGATAGACTTCTACAAAATTTAATAACAAGCCTTTTTTTCGCATTCGATCTTCAATATTTTTAATATTTCTCCAATATATTAATAAATCATCTTGGAATTGTTCATCATCTTTATATCTTTCAAATTTATCTTTATCTTCTTCTGAAATGTTGGCTCCACTTAAAATATATGCATCTATAGATCCATATGCTAATAAAATCTTCGTATTCCTATTTATTATTTCAAGTGCCTGCCTTTTTAATTCTTCTTTTTGTTCTGGTGTTATATCCTCAAATATAAACTGGCGCAAATCATTCCTATCAACTTCTTCATCCTCTTCTTCATCCTCTTCTTCTTCATCCTCTTCTGGATCCTCTTCGCCACCATCCGGATCTCCGCCCTCAGCTGGATCACGAACGACATTGCGATGAACTCTTTTTGCAGCCATGTTTGAAGTAATAGCAAAACGCCATCGTTTCTTCGCAAGTTCTAAACTTGCTAATTTTGTTAACTTGTCTATTTTTTCAATCAGTCCTTTGGCTTCATAATAATCTGCGAGTTGACCTCTATAATATCTATCCCACGTTTGTTCATCAGTTTTATTTTTTTCTATATCTTCTTGTTTAAACAAATCTAAATGTTTTAATGTATCAATTAAACTAATAATATCACCTTTATATGTAGTATTATATTCATCTAAATTACCATCATTTTTCTTTTTCCTTAATATATCTACATTTTGATTATAACCATTAATCTTATTTGTAAAAAAATTTAATCTATGTTTTATACTCTCAGAAAATTCAATATCTTTATTTTTTATTTTTTCATTTAAAATTTTTAGTTCTTCATAATCTTTATTAATCTGAGTTTGAATAGCATCTACTATTTGTTTAAAACTATCATCTTGATCTGTTTTACAAGAACTATTCCACATTTTATCTAGTAAAATATCAAGTTTATTAATGATATTTAAATTAGATGATTCTATTTTTAATTTTTCGATTTGTTCTTTTTGTTTCCCTATTTTTTCTTGTTTTTGTTCCTGTTTTCCCCTTAATTGTGATAAAGTTTCTCCCTCAACATTTCCCACTTGTAAAACTTCATCAACATTTCCCCCTTGTCCTTCATCAACATCCCCTTGTCCTTCACGGGCACCCCCAATTTGTAACATTTTACGACGATAATTACGCGATGTTTTACGATTTGTATTTTTACGATATGTATTTTTACGATTTGTATTTTTACGATTTGTATTTTTACGATATGTATTTTTACGATTTGTATTTTTACGATGAGAAACCCTTACTTTACGATTAGTCCTTTTACCTCTAATGCTTTTACGGGAGGACTTATTACGTGTCCTTCTAATCTTTCTTGTCATTTATATTAATATACTAGATAAAAAATGTAATTACTTTTCAAGATTTTCAAGTAAGTATTTTTTACAATCTGAAACTGAAATGGGATCACCCCCACCGATAATAATTATTCTATTCCTTTCATCCCTCTTTTTTGTTTTTGTTTGCTTTTTGATATTCTTTTTATAAGTTCTTGATCTACGTGAGTTTCTTGATCTGCGTGAGTTTCTTGATCTGCGTGAGTTTCTTCTAATAGTTCTACGCTTAGTTGAATTACGTGATCTTGTATTCTTCCTAGACATTTATACTATTATACTATATAAAAATAAAATTTAATGTATGATAAAATGGTTAAATATAAATATCTTATTATTAATGAAAAAAATGGTGAATACTTTATAAAAAAAGGTTTTAGGGATATAGAATCATATATTAATGATGTATATCCCGAAAATAAAACATCGCATATGAGCATAAGTCGTAGATTAAAAGAAAGTGAAGATAAATACTACAAATATTATGATATAATTGTAAAAGAACTTATATGGAATTTAAAAGATTTAAAAGATAGTGAATAAAATATATTAAAAAAATGTACGTTAGAGCCTGTATTTTTGATCTTGGTGGAACAATTGTCGATAAATATTCAAGGACACCATTCATATCTCTTAAAAATTGTTTTCAAAAGAGAAATGTATTACTAGATGATAACTTAATTTTTAAAGATATGGGTATGGATAAGCTTGATCATATTAAAAATATTTTAAAAGACCCATATATAAGAGTGGATTGGAAGAACAAGTATGGTAAATATCCTGAAAAGGGTGTTGATGAACTAAATATTTTTAAAGATTTTAATGAAATCCAAAGATTAAATACAAATGACTATCTAGATATAATTCCTGAAACAAAAAGGACAATTCAATATTTACATAACAGAGGAATAAAAATAGGAACAACAACCGGATTTAATAAAGAAATAACAGATCTTGTAAGAGATAAGTTAAATGAAAATAAAATCTATATTGAAAGTTTTGTTTCTTCAACATGTTTAGATAAACCATCTCGTCCAGAACCATTTATGATTCAAGAAAATATGAAACGACTTAACATTGAAAATCCAAAACGAATTATAAAAGTAGATGACACACAAATTGGGATAGAAGAAGGTAAGAGTGCCGGATGTATTACCGTAGGTGTATATAGGTGGTCTACTTACATGAAGATATGTGATGTTGAAAATGAAAATAGAATACCTAGAGATGAATTAGATTTAAAAATAGCAAAAAGTAAACACACATTGTCACAGGCTAATCCTGACTTTTTAATCCGTTCATTAGATGAGTTACCTAATATTATCAGATTTTTAGATGGGTATAAATAAATTTGATAAAAAATAAAAAAAATATCAAAATAAAGATATGAATATTAATATTGACGAAATCCGTTACCATTACAAAAGAAATGTTATGGTTGAATTATGTATTTTAATACATCCTGATAAAAAAAGAAAAATTTGTAAGGATTGCGGAATACCTGGTCATAACAATAAAACGCAATTAGTTTGTCCTATAAAAAAAGAGGAAGATAAAGAAAAACGAGAAAGGATAAAAAAATATATATTAAATATTGATCCTTTGACAGATTATGACAATGAAGAAATGTTTGAATTATTGGCAAAAACACTAGATATATCTGTAAACTCATGTAAAAAGTTATATTCTGAAATATCGCCTGAAACATGGTTAGATCGAAAGATGAATATATCAGAATTTGTAAATAATATTCATAAATGTTGTTGTAGTGATTGTGGAAATGTTATATTAGAATTTTCAAAAAATAAAGTTTGGAAAGGAAGTATTTTATGTGACTATTGTTGGGATTCACATAGAGGTGAAAGAGAATTAATGTGGACAGAAATAAAAGAATATAAACCAATTAAATGTTACATATGTAATCATAAACAAAGAACTAATGGTGAACGTTTTCATTATGATCACCTGAATATGTTTGATAAAAATGATTCAATTTGTTGTATGGTTGATAGAGGAAATGATATAAAAGATATCTTTTCTGAAATAGATAAGTGTCAAATATTATGTGTGCCTTGTCATCACATTGTAACATCTATTGAACAAAAAATAGGATTTACAAGAATAAAAACAAATCTTACAAGAAAATTTAACAATGAAGAAATAACTGAAGAAATATATGATTCTGAAAAAAAGAAATATGAAAAAATATATGAAGAAAAAATGAAAAGTATTTATGAGGAACTAAAAAAGATATACTAATGAATATTTGTGATTTATATATCAGTAATGAAATAACAGATAAATTTTTTTACCTTTTGTCATTTTATGATATGATAAATTTAACAAAGTGTTGTAAATCGTCTTATAAGATGTATAAAGATATTGTGAGAAGATTGGCTTTTAAATATATCAATTCAGATTATATTCTTTTTCATGAATGTTTACGAAGATTCAAGTATACAACAAATGAACAAATGAAATTAATGTGTATATCTATGAATGTTTTACCAATTGAAACAACGTTAGGAACATTTATGGATTTAAGATTTATATTTGAAATATGTTATTATTGTAAAATGCATTTGTATAAAAATATATATCATAAGTATGATAAACAAAAAAATAAAAGACAAAATAAGGATACTATATATGAACGAGAAAATATTTTACAAATAATGATAAAAGAAATATGTAAATGTATAAGCTTTAATAGATTTGAAAGCATACAAAATATTGAAAAAGAAATGATCTTATTTTCATTAAAAAGAAATTTTAAACCAATCATTTGGAAAACAAGAGAAGAAGAATGGAGATATCTGATAATTAATTAAATTTTAACTAAATTTGAAAATATTGTATTATATTCAATAAAAACGTATAAATATGAATGCTCGTGTTTTTAACTCTGTCTTAAAATCAAAGGCAGACATTATCCGCGAATTCACCCTTGAAAGATATGGGTATGTCCTTACAGAAGATACATATATAAACCTTACAAGATCTAGAAGCACTATATTTGATCGTCTTCTTTGTGAATACACTAATCAAAAATATAAGCCTCAAAATCCACAAAAACTAAATCTTCATCGTTGGAGTTTAGAAAACCGAGAAAAAACAAAACATGAGTATGAGTATCCTTGGTAATCCTTATTCTAAAGTAATCCTGACACCTTTATTAACTTGTTCCGGCGGTGGTGCTGAAGCAGTGATAACTTCAGCATGTTGAGGGGGTGAATATGGTTGAGATACTTGAAAATGTTCTGTTTCTCTATTACCATAATTCATAAATTTATCTTTATGTTTACAACATACTATTAATCCTGTCCCTAAACCACAAATATATGATATTATATTTATTAAAAAAAAATCTAATCCGCTAATTTCCATTGATATATATATCCATACTTTTTTTTTTATGATTGACCGATATGTTCTAAATGTCTCTCATAATAGGGATTCGTCATATTAATCATTGGTATCGCTTGAACGGGATGAATGAATTGTAGTATTAGTAAATGTAAAGCAAAGTAAATGGCGAACCATACCATAAAGTAAAAGTATAGGTCTAGAACACCCATATATTATTATTTTTAATATTAATATAAAGGTAATTTCAAATTTAAAAGTAAATGGATAAAAAAGTTGAAAATATTTTAAAGATAAACAAAGTCCTTGAAGATGCGAATGTATCAAATGAAGGATACAACTCAATGGATATAAGTTTTTTTACAAGAGATAGCGACCAAAAGTTATTTGAAGTAGATTTCAAAGAAATCAAACCACTTCCAAAAGGAATAAATTGTAATGTAAAGACAATCTATGAAATACTTGGTAATATGGAAACAGAAATATATATAGGTGAATGGACTATAATGACTATTACAAGAGCATTAGAAATATATGAAGAATATAAAAAATGTGGTAGAGAAAATGTTTTTGATTTTGGTTTCAGATATATGGGTATGGGTCATATCGAAATTGTATCTTGCGATCTAGATGATTTTAAAATATTCTTTCATCCAGCTGGAGGAAGTAATGGTTATGACCGCGAAGATAACTTTAATGATATAGTTAATAATGGTCCTGAAAAATATTGTAATACAAAGAAAAATTTTAATGAATGGTTTTATAATATTGAAACAAATCGTGAAGGAATAATGATGTAAAAAAATTTATGTTTATATATAATTTATGGTTCTAAACTAAATGAACTTACATGAAGGTCTCAACCATCTTGTCAATGATGTGGTTTACGTTAACGTCACTTAGGAGAGGACGGTTGCGCATGATAATGGTTTCAAGCATGAAGCGTTCTGCCCACTTGTTGGATGCGTTCATGTTCCAAAAGAAGTTGTCGCCGTAGTAGTAGAAGAACTCCTTCTTGGTGTAAAACCCTCCATCAAATGGATCAAAGCGACGTTCAACCCAGTCATCGTAGTCTTCATCTGGTTCAGGCCAGTCTTCAGCTTCAGAATCAAATGAACTTTCAGTCGTGTAAGAAGAATCCGAAGTGTAAGAAGATGCCGTAGATGAGCTCGTTGTAGTGTAAGAGCTAGAAGTAGTTGATGAAGCAACAGAAGTTACATCGCTGTCGGAAAGGCTTCGTGGGGTTCTAAGACCATCGTCTTCTTCTTCATCTTCTTCTTCATCTTCATCAACGTCTTCATCATCATCTTCATCTTCGTTGAGAATCTGATCAACTACGTCATTGACGTGTTCATCAGAGAAAGTTTCTTCAAGAGACATTTCCACTTCTTGCCAAGAGTCAAAGTGATCTGGTGTTGTAAGGTTGTCCTGAACTTGATCTGCTGGAGTTTCTTGAAGATTGTTTTCAGATTCAGGTTGAGTAACATCAAACCATCCATTCATGTCCATGAGTTCATAAGATGTCTTGTAATATCCATCGCTTGTTGGTTCAAAGACAGGAAGGTTGTCAAGGTGGGTTGAGTTCGGAAAAGTATCGTCAAAGTGATAGTTACGACCTGGCTGTTGAGAACCCCCGAGTGGAACGCGATGCCATGGGATGTTATCCTCTGAACTGTGTGGAATCAAAGGATAGCAGTATGCTACGACTGCTTCTTCCCTCGTTGTTGCTGCAGAATTCTTGAGATAGAGGTAGATCCACTCGCGCTTGTTGAACCCCTCTACGATAGAGTCTTCGTATGGTCCATTCGGACTAGAGAACTCTCGCTTCATAGTGTTGTACTCGTTTGTGCTGAAGACAGGACTTGTGCAGTAGGTGATGTTGTCAACATGGTATACATGTTCAAGGCGAGCAGGAAATGCATATGTGTTACATCCCTCGTAAAGCTTGATAGTTCTTGATATCGGATTGCCTGTGATGTCCAAGCGAGTATTTCCGACAAACTCGTTATCCACCGGATACCATCCGACCGCGTTGAGCTTGTTGGAGAGGATGTACCACCGCGACCCATGCTGGGTATGTCTGATGCGGAAGACGCTTCCATCTTCCGAGAAGAACACCAAGTCAGAGCGTTCTGTGAGAACACCTGAATCCTCTCCGTCTGGGTCCATCTTCATGCTGTTAATGAAGGTGTAGAAGTTGTCGTTCTGGGAAGTGTTGGACATGGTAGTCATCCTCTTGTTGTCTGTGTTGTTGTCTGTGAGTGTCTTGTAACTGTTTTTTGTCTTTCTGAGTTTGTTAGCTTTTCTGTGTCTTGTGTTCTGTAGTTTCTTTGTTGTTTAGATACAATCTTTCTCAAGCAAGTTTCAAATTTTAAATTTGATACGTAGAAAGGGACATAATAAAAGATGCCTGATTACTATTGCG